TGAATTGTAATCGTATCTATCTTGTGGTTTCTAGGAGAATTCTTGCAAGGACTAAGCTTTGTATAACTAACTAAAGGACTATTACTCATTCCTTACCTCCTTTACTGAAAGATCTGCAATCTTATTGCAAACCTCATCTGGGAATTCATCATCGTCGAATTCTTCTTTATCTATGATAGGTAAAGTTTCAAAGTTCTTTTCTTCTTCCATTTTACTTATCCTTTCGAATGAAGTTTTGCTCTTCTTTGAGCATTTAATGCTGCATTTCTGCTCATTAATTCTCTCCTAGGAATCTTGTTCTTCGGATCTTGTTCAGCATTCTTTTCATTGCAAACCCTTATTAATGTTAGTAGTCTATTCAAATGCCATTTCTGACATTCAAAAGGGATTTGTAGTGTTACCATCCAGTAATAAACTAATTCCGAAGTAATCGTTTCTTTCATCTGTTTACCTTTTTTCGGTTTATCTTCATTAAACCAAGTCGCTGTCATAGGATTTTTAATATATTTTATAATGCTTTGAATATTACTTTGAGATAAACCTAAATATGTTTTATCAGCCACATTACTGGGAGACATTGTCATGCATTTTACATAATACAATATCTCCTCAGCAGATAACTGATCTGAATTTTGTAGAAACGGTTTGTGGTATTTTGCTTCCCATTTTGATAAAGAGATCAATGAGTGTTCTAAATGCAAAGTTGTTTCTGGTATATTATAAAATTCATTGTCTGTCTCGCTATATATTTCGCGAGGCTCAATTTTTATTATTAGCATAGTTATGTTGAACTAGGAATAACGGGTGTTCCATTCTTCTGCATTTCCTGGGCCTTAGCAACAATATCTGCCGGGAATACATGACTAATAAAAGCAGTTGCCGCCTTATCGTCTGTGGCCAGCTTCATATAAAGTTCACTATATGCAGGGCACTGAATAAACTCATCCAATACTTCCTGGTTCTTAATAAATCTCTTTCCATCTTCGGACTTCACACCATAAGACATATGAATAACTTCTCTGAACAACTTAATAAGTTCTGCATTATCCTTAGCCTTTGTGATTCGATCAATTAATTCGAACCAACCGCCCTTAACACTAAACTGCTTATCCATCAACTCAGCCTTATTAATGTTAAAGTAAAAATCTTCCTCTCTCTCAACGCCGTTATAATCTGTGTACTTAATAGTCTTCTTATACATATTTTTTGGTCCTTTCCTTTAAAAAATATAAAAGGGGCCAGCCGAACTGAATACCCCAAAAGTTTAATTAGCCTTCGCTCATAAGATCAATGATCTCATCAGGAAGAAGCAGTCTAGAATCTGCTCCAGCTGTCTTTGAATAATAGGTATCAGCAGCCCATGTAGGTGCCCCAGAATCCTCAGGAACGGGTGTATATGTATTGCCGTCCTTTGTGTAATAATCTGTATACTTGGTTGTCCAATCGTCGGGCTTAGAAGTTGTCTTCGTATAAGTATCCTCAGCACCCTCAAGAATGGCAAGGATCTGCTTATACTTTGTCTCATCAGTCTTTGTGGAATCAATAATTACATTGGCCGTAGGCTTAAATCCTTCTACATTAATAGGAGTTGTTGTGATTTCCCATGAGAAAGTAATAGCCTCAGGTGAGTCATTAACAGTCTGATAACCTCTCTCAGATGTTGAAGCACGACAACCATAAATGATATGGAGCTTCTCACCATAAGCATCACCCTCAAGGTCATTACCAAGCTTTGTTCTATAAGCGAAAGCAAATGACTTTCTCTCCTGCTGACCGATTGTAACGCCAGTTGCGATAGAAGCGGAGCCATCACACTCTGCCCACTCATCAGGATATGTGTAGGCCTCAATTGTAGCTCCGAATTCCTCAGCTGAATACAGGTTAAGATACTTGATGTTATCAGCATAAATAGCTGATGCCTCAGCACCTGAAGGCGACTCTGTAACAGCTGTAAGACCATTCCAAGCAATACCCTTGCCGTATGTTCCCTTATCATTAACAAATAATATACCATGATCGACGCCGGTTTCGTAAGTCTTCTCACCAGACTTATCCCATATTAATTTAGCCATTGTTTTGTTTCTCCTTCTGTTTTATTATTATAACATCGTGATACAGACCATCCCTAACATACCTTGATGAATATCTCGTCATTGGCAAGTTTAATATTTGTCGTATAGCAGGATGGTCAACTTCATAACTAACGACACGAATTTTATAAGTTGTCCAGTCTATGTATTTCTTATTATCAGCATCTACATTATCGATGTAATCTAAAGAATATACAATACATGGAAACTTCATTTTTATTGTCTCTGGAGGGTTATAATAGACATTATTAGATCCTAATATTTCAACCAGTTTCTGATGAAGAGTCAATCGGGTCTGGGCCATCATAAACACCTCCTAGAGTCAACGTTAATCGAGGGTATTGTACTTCTACAGTAGTTACCACCCATTTTGTTCCTATATAAGTCGCATAGACTATATTATGGAAATTTTCAAAGGCATAAGGATCGGCAACTATACTTATAGAATTATTACAGGTTGGGGATTTAATAGTTGTTGTATATTCCCTATTAGTATCGTTACGGACGTAGTTTCTAAGAACATCCCCGTAATGAGGATGCTCTTTAACTACATCTTTCCAAATACCTGGCTCTGTTTCAACAGTCTCTCTATAACCTACGCCGCCAAAATACTTAGCCATTTTGATTTTCTCCTATCAGCCCTTAGATGTTGCAGGTGCAAACTCGAGAATGATAGCAGAGAACGGCTTTGTAAGCATACCAGAAAGTCTTGTCTCCAAGAGGTATGTGTACTTGTTGAAGTCGATGTCGAAATCATCGAACATTGTTGTCTCGCCGCCCTTATCCATACCGATTGTATAGTCGGCAAGATTAACAACGATACCAGCAAGCTTGAACTCTCTCTCGTTCTCCTCACCATCATTCTCAACTCTTGAAATATTATCAAATGCAGGAACCTCAACGAACTTGCTTACTCTCATGGCTGTAGCAAGCTGAGCCTCGGACTCATAGATTCTTCTACCCATGGAATCCTTGATAAGAAGCATCTCGGCAAGCTGAGAAGGTCCAATATACATCGTAGGTGAACCAGAACCCTTATAATCAATACGAGCTCTTACACAGTCATCAATAAGCATCTCTGCCTTATCAGCAACCTTATCTGTAGAAGAATACTCAATTGTCTTACGATAAGCGAATGTTGCAGAAGAAGCATTATGTCCACCAATCTGAGAATTATAACCAATAAGAGGGGATACATCCTTGTAAATCGGGATAACCTTCTCTTCCTTGATCTTATGAGGATCAGAGTTTGCTCTACCATCACCAATGAGAATAGCTCTAGCAATCTCTTCCTTAAGCTTGATCTGCATCTCACGCTTTACCCAAGCAACAACATCAATGTCTGTGATGTCGAGAATATCATCTCTATCAAACTTCTGGAGCTTGTAGATTGTCTGAGGAGTTACCTCTCTCTTGAGCAATCCGAACTGCTCCTCAGCCTTCCTTGTGCCCTTAACATATCCAAGAGCTCTAGCCTCATCGATTGTGATATCAGCTGCCATTGTCTTAAGTCTTGAGAACGGGCTCTTATGAACACCTGTCATAACTGCAGAAACCCAAGCCTGGTCATCGTTAATGATCTGAGGTTCTCTGTCAAGTTTATGTGACTCCGGGAAAAGGTAGTCAATTCTTGTAATACCGTGGGCAAGGAATGTCTCCTTAAGGCTTCCCTTCTGGGAAATAGCCTCGCTGAAGATCTCATCCATCTCAGCGTGAGAAAGAGTATTCTGTCCGTCTGTGTCAACCGATCTGTCAAATACGTTCTGCTTCATTGTGTCATCTCCTAAATCATCATGTTTTGCTTCGCCATCAGTACTTACTCCGGCCTCTTCTAAAGCCTTATCAACTGTGACTCCAATTAAATAATTTACTACTTCTTTCTGTTCATCTGTAAATCCATCGATAACATCCTGAACAGTCTTTTCCTTTGAATCTGCCACTTTAGATTCTCCTTTATCTTCATGAGCTAATGCATCTGCATTCGCATCTGTGCCCGCGTCATCTTCACTATGACTAACAGACTCTTCTCCATAAGAAATATCAAGATCGGAGTAAATGATTGCTTCGTCATCTATTTCTGTATAGCTTCCGTCTGAGTGCGCGATGGAAATATTATCTATCATCGCACCCGGATTAGCACCAGCAAGTACAAGACTTACCTCTCTAATCATACCATGCACAACATCTCCGCCTCTCTGAACTAACTTATTAGCATAAATTGAGAGTGATTTGATGTCGCCATGCTTAACGTACTCCTTTGCTGATTGTCCTTCGGGAGTATCGTTAAATGATCCATAACAATATACACCATCTTCACGATTCTCAAGAAGAACGTGGCCAAGTACATTTCCGAATTCGTTGTGTACATGCTGCCAAACGAGCGGGACTGTCTGCCCATCGCAATCCTTAAATGCATCTTTCTTAATGGTTCTACCATCGCCGCACTTAAGATCGTTTTTAGTAGCATAACCACTAAAATCGTATGCCATGTGTTACCTCCTACTTTTTATTTCGCTTTTTATAAGCTTCAATATTCTTTAAATAATTACCATGCGGTAATTTTCTACTACCCGTCTTTGAAGAAGAGGATTTCTTTGTCTTCTCAGGTTCGAGGAAAGCTGGATTATTTCTAATCTTTTCCATCTCATCTTCAATAAGTTTTCCATACTTCTCTTCAAGTTCGGCAGCCGTTTTCTTATAACTCTCAACAGCTTGCTCTTTATTTGAGGCCGTCTTTTCCTTAGCATTGCTAACATCTTTACTAGCCTGTTTTGTTAAGCTTTCCTTCTTAGAAGCTGCATCTGTCTGGGTCTTAGCATAATCTTCAGCAAATCCTTCGGTCAATGAGTCTTTTATCTTTGCATTGGCATCCCGTAACTGCTCAATTTGATTTCTAAAACCTCGCTTAGCTGCTTCATTATCAGTATTGCTTATCTTTTCATAAAGCTGCTGTGCTTGAGCCATTGTTCGTTGTGTTGCATTATCGATTACTGTTTTTAACTTATTACGACTAGATTCAAGATTCTTTTCAGTAGAATTTCTAAGATCTTCTAAAGCTTGTTCCAATCCAGCCTTAATATTAGTGACCGTCGACTCGAGATCTTCATCCTGTTTAGTTAAATAATCTTGAGTCTCTTGTGTCTTAGCGTCCAATTCTTTCTGATGCTGAGTATCAATTTGATTTCTCATATACTCAGCGGCAGCTATTCCTTCTTCGTTAAGACCTTTGTTAGATCTACGACCCTTCAAACGCTTGGTCTTCTCATAGTACTCATGAGCTTTCTCTGGATCGTAATATTTTGATGCATATCCTCCTGCTGGTTTGTTTTCGCCAGTATGGGATAACTCACTTTGAGCCATAGAATCCATCTGATTGAGATACATATCTATGTTATTAGTCATCATCTCTTGCTGCTGCGCAAAAGATTGATCGTCCATCATTGGCATTTGACCGGCAGGTGCTCCACCTTCAGCCGTATTAATATTACTATTAATTAACTGATCAGCTCTAGGATCACTAGAAGGCTTAAATCCAAGAACGGCTCTAAGCTCATTAGAAGTAATGACTTCGTTTCTAGACAAGCTGTTTGAAAGATCTGCTAACTGAGTAATTGGCACTAGTTTAAACGGATCTCTAAAGAAAGTAATTCTTTGCCTTTGAGCTCTAGCTGTCTTAGTTAAGAACTTCCTTTGACACTCCTCTGTTATAGCAGAAATTATAGGTTCTATAGTTCTGTTGTAATAATTGAGCATCTCCTCTTCTTTAGCTGTACCATTAAATACGGCTTCAGTTAAACCAAGTTGACTATAAAGCAATGTAGTAAGGTATTCAATCTGCTTTAAAAGATTATTCTCGATAGGATGTCCTAACTGAACAACCTTCTCAGTACCATCAGTATATGCTATACCATACTTAGTGCCCGTCAATTGGTCTTCAATCTCTTGTCTTCTTTGTTCGGCCTGTTTCTTTCTAGCTTCAGATTTAATAATATAAGGAAGCTGAATAATAAGGTCCAACTTACCAGAACTTGACTGTTCATCAACTTGATCGAGCAATGCCAACTTACGAACTAATCGTCTAAGGGTTGAATTGGGCTCATTCATTACAGAATATAATGGATTCTCAATGATTGCTGTAGATCTCTTTAAAACACGAACTGTTTCTTTAATACACTTCTTTTCATTGTATACTTCTACATCAACTGAATCCCCATACCAGGTAATAATCTTACCTGTTCGAAGCGTATGAATGTCAAATGCGCCAGTAATGTTTGGTTTTACATCTGTATCAATCGGAACTAAAGCTACGTATCCTTCATCAAACATAGACAAAACAACATCTCGAATAAAATCTCTAGAGTTTTGATCAATGTTGGCCTCTGTTGAAAAAATATAATTCAATGAAGAATCTTTAATCTTTTCAACAAAATTCTCATTCTCATCAACTCTAACATGCTCAATGTCTATTGCCGAAACATCGATAGCTATTCGATTGTATATGGCCGTGATAATGGTATTATCATTGCCCATTCTTAACTTATGTCGGTCTGGTCTATTATAATACCCAGCGGATTCATAAGATGGCGTGGGATCTTTATTCTGAAATGCATTCCACGCATGTGAAAGTCTGTCAAAAAAATTCATCTAAAGATCTCCTTTATATAAAATGGTATTCGCTTGGCATTCTGTTTGTAATCTGTAATAGTGGCACATTTGTGCTGTTCGCTGCTTCCAATCGAGCGTTGAATTGTCTAGCATTATTAATTATACTATATGCTTCAGCTCTTTGTGAAGGACTTGCGTTTGGACGCGATAGTATGGCTCTGGCATCGCCTAAATCACTTTTTAATGATCTATAAGTTTCTAATCTAGAATTTTCTTTGATTTTAAAAATATTAGCTTGATGCTGTTGCTCATTATACTTTTGAATAGTATCAAAAGTCATTTTATTAGCTTCTCTAACAGTATCCTGCATAATCTTTAGTTGCTCATTTTCGAACTTGGCTTTCATAGCATATGCATCTGTCGTAGCTTTATTAGCAGCTTCGGAAGATTTTATTTTGTAATCTTGTTCTTGTTTATCTTTCTTTAGATAATACTCATTATTCTGTTTATTTACTTGTAGATCGTAATCATTATTATTTTTTAATACAGCATCATAATTGCTTGCTTTTGCATCATTTATAGCTTTTTCACCTTGGGCTCTAGTAAGCTCCGCTTCTCCTTCAGCTTTAGCTTTTCTAGCATCGCCAATGGCTTTTGTTTGATTAGCTCGAGCGTTCATTTTTCCTGCTTCAGCTCCGGCCAATTTTGCTTGTGCGTTTGTTACTTCTGCATCGGCTTTTCTACTAGCTATATCTCTACCAACAGTGGAATTATTAAATTTAGCATTTGTATAGTCAGCTTCAGCTTTCTTTAAATTAGCTTCTTCTCGCTTGGATTGGATCGCTCGTTCTTCGGCTTTAGCCTTTTGTCCAGCTTCTGAAAGATTGAATCTTGTCTGCGCAGCATCTTTTTCTGCTCTTAATCTATCAGTAACATTAGAATATGCTGTATTCTGAGCATTCATTTGGTTTGTTTTAGCATTTAGTTCATCTATTGCTTGCTTTCTATCATCAAAACCGTCATCATACTTTTTACGAGCAAGATCTTTATCGGCCTTGCTAGCTTTAGCATTAAGTTTATTAGCTTCAGCGGCTATACGTTCTGTCTTAGCTTTCTTCCAAGCAAGAGGATTTGCTATTTCACCCATAGTATTGCCTGCAGTTCGGCCAAAGCTTTCGCCAAGACTTCTACCGAAAGCTGGAATAAATGCTTCACCAAATTTCATACCTCTCTGATAAGCAATGTCTTTCTTCATCTGCTTAAGTTCCAATTTTAACTTTTCAGTTTCGATTTTTTCAAGACGATTTTCTTTCTTAAGATTCTTTCGGTACTCTTTAGCTTCAGCTTTCTGAGCCTTCTGATACATCTTATTTTGAATTTTTGCAGATTTTGCTTCGGCTCTAGCGGCAGCTCTTTGAGCACGAGCAGCTATACGGGCCTCTTTAATGTCGTAATGTCTTCGCCCGGCTTCTGTGAGAGATCCATCCTCATTCTGCCAGCGACGAACCCCCCAACGCATACCTTTAACGCCGTAATGGTATAATTCATCACTTTTATAAACTATGTAGCTCATAGTTTTGGGACCTCCTTTAATCGTCGTATGTAGTATAATAAACTTTTTGTGTACTTGGATCTACTTCTATTGAAACAACACCATAATCATGAAAATATGTAGCAACAACTATATCTTTATGAATATCATATCGATCAGGCCCTGATGTTGTTTTACTAATTCCAAGATCTTCTGGCACTTCAGAAGCAAATTTTGAATGTGCATTATTACATGCGGTTTTAACTTTGTCCCAATTTTTAACTAACGAATCTAATGTTTGTCTAGTTTCAGGGCCATTTATATCCTTTTTATGGATGGCAGTATCTACATCCAACCCATATGTTATAAAATGACCATACTTATCTAAAGACCAAGGTAATCCAGCAA